GAGCCATCGCCGCTGGCGGCCTGCACGTAGTAGGCGGCTCCGCCGTATGGCGTGTAGCCCGTCGGGCTCCAGCCGGGCAGCACAGCCACGGCAACGGACGCCTGATGACGGATGTTAAAATCGTGCTCGCTGATGACGCGGAACACCGTCTGGTCGCGCTGGAAGGCACTGACCGTGCTGCTCCCGTCATTGTAGGACGCGACATCCGAGGCATCGACCAGCACGTTGTAGGTTTCGCCGATGACGACGTCGGCGAAGTCCGCGAGGAAGATGTAGGACCCGTTGTTGACCGCTGTGCTGCCGGACGCGGCCGTATTGATGTTCGTCGGGATCTGCCCCGTCGTCTTGAACGGGATCCCGAGCAGCGTGCCCTGGGCGATCTCGTCCTTGAAGACGTAGTTGCCGACATTGTCGCGGAGCGTCAGCAGGAAGGCCTTTGTCACCGGCGCGAACACCCACCGCGGGCGGATCATGCGGGAGAAGCCCTGCTCGAGCAGCAGAAGGAGCGCCTGCAGCACCTGCGAGACGATGCCGACGATCGCGGAGTTGTCGGCATCGGCGGCAAAGGCTGTGACGGTCAGCTTGTTCGCGGCTGCGCAGAGGTTCAGCAGGCCGATCGGTGCACCACCGGAGCCGTCGCTGAGCAGGAAGGCGAGATCTTCACGCCGCGCCAGCGTCTGGATGAGGTCGTCGCGGACGATCTGCTCGACGCCGATCGGCGCGCGGCGGATCAGGTCGTTCGAGACCGGCACAAGAGCCGTCAGCTTCTTTGCGTTCAGCTGCAGGTCGTCGAAGGTCTGCTGGCTGACCCCGATGTCGTTGAGCTCGCCCTGGTACCCGGCCGTCGAGCCGGCCGCGAGGCGCGGAATGGTCGCGTTGCCCATCGGCATCGGGATGATCATCGGGTCGCTGTCGCGCACCACCGTCGCGGCGCGCAGCAGCTCGATCATGTCGGGGATGAAGTCCTGCGGGATCAATGCGCCACCGGTCGCCGTGCCGGCGGTGTTCAGCGCTTTCGCCACCGCCTTGTCGCCGAACCGGCGCTCGATGAAGGCGGCCGCATTCGCGAGGTTACCGTGCTTCGCGTGCCAGAGGCCGATCATGAAGCGGGCGACCTGGAAGCCCCGCTGCGCGGCGGCCTGGCGCTCGCCGGACCCGTAGCGCGTGTGCCGGCGGACCGCCTCGTTCCCGAACCGGCGGAGCTGCATGTCGCGGATGGCGCGCTCCTCCTCCGTCATGGGCTCCGGCTCACCCGCCGGGTCGGTCGGATCGGTCGGATCGACCGGCGTCGCGTCATTGGCCTCGGCGGCGATCAGCGCCTGGAGGCGCTCGATGCTACTCGAGATGATCGCGACCTCCGCGGCGATTGCGGTTGCCCGATCGAGATCCTCCTCCGCCGGCGCCTCACCGTCGGGCAGCCCCTCCAGCTTTTCGCGCAGCGCCTTCGCCTCCACGCTAAGCGTCGCACGCTTGCGGAGCAGGTCGGACAGTTTCATGGGAAGGCTCCATTTGAGGGAAAGCGGCGCCCTCGTGGCGCAGCAGCGACCTTGCCCAGAGGTCGGTTGAGGGCGCCGGCTTGCGGAATGCGGCCGGGATGGGAATGCGTCAGAAGATCTGCGCCAGCGTCAGCGCCTGGAGGGCGCGGGACCTCGCGACGCCCGCCTGCTTCGCCCTCTGGACTGCCTCCGAAGCGGCCCGCTCCGCATCGGCGGAGGGATCGGTGAGCGGCAGCCCGGTCGGGCCGGGCGAGAGCAGGTCCGGCACCTCGATCAGGGCTTCGGCATTCGCCGGGACCGTGACGATGGAGAACTCCAGCAGCTCCTGACGCAGGAAGTTCATCGGCGGGTACCAGCTCTCGCCGTCGTCGCGGGAGGTTGCGATGTCGTACTCGAGCGGCCGGAAGCCGACGCTGGTGGCCGACAGGAAGCCATCCTTGCAGAGACGGAGGATGGCCTCGGCCTTGTCTCCGACATGCGGCACGTCGGCATCGACGAACTGGACGTTCGCCTTCAGCATGCCGTCCTCGATGTCGACATCCAGCGCCTTGCCGATCGGCAGGTGGCACTGCTCGTGCGCCCACAGGACGACAGGGTTCCGCCGGTAGGGCACCAGGTCCCAGCCGTCGACCGCAACCGTGTCGTTCTCACGGTCGACGTTCGGCGTGCTGATGACGAAGCGCAGCACCCGGTCGCTGAGCGCCGTCACAGTGGAGACGAACTCCTTGCGGAGCATGACGCCGTCCGGACGCTGGCCCTTGCGGGCGAGCGCCTTCAGGCGCGGCACGGACATCAGCGACATGCTCAGGTTCCTGCGGGTGCGGGCGCGGTGACGCGCGCCGGATCGTCGGGTGGCGGCGCGTCAGACGCGGCGCCAGTGTTGAGCGGGACACGGAACTCGTCACCGCCCTCGTAAGGGTTGAGGCCTTCACCGATCCGCCACTCGTTCGCGTTCTGCAGACCGCCATTCACCGCGGCGACACCGGCATCGACCCGGCTCTTTCGGTCGCCGCGCAGCAGCTCGTCGAAGTCGCAGCGGACGCGGATGAGATCCCGCTCCTCGGAGAACAGCAGCTTCTCGCACATCAGTTCCTCGGCCTGCCGGATCGGCGGCAGCAGGGCGTTGTCGATGTACTCTTGGTTCTGGTTCTCGATGTTCGAGAAGTGAGCGTTTTCCAGTCGCATGATCTTGTGCGGCGGCGTCCGGAAGAGGCCGCAGATGTCGATCTGCTGGTATTCGCGCACCTCGAGGAACTGGCTTTCGACCGACGTCATGCCGATCTTGTCGTAGGTGACCCCTTCCTCGAGGACCGCCGTCTTTCCGGTGTTGTCGACGCCGCCGTAGGTTTCGCGCCAGCTATTGGACAGGCGCTTCGCGGCCTCCGGAGACAGCGTGCCGGGCGCCTTCAACACGCCCTGAATCTGCGATCCTTGCCGGAACAGGGTGGCGCCATGGCGCTGCGTCGCGAGCGCCAAGCCGGCCGCCTCCGGACAGGCCATGATCGGGGACAGGCCAAGATAGCCGTCCAGAGAGAAGCCCCGCAGGTGGAGCACGTCGTCCTGGTGCAGGGTCAGGCCTTCGCCGATCAGCGGGTGGCTGACGTGGTAAAACAGCCAACCCTTTGGCGAGAGCAGGACGCTTACCCGGTCGGGCGAGACGGGAACCAGTGAGATCGGCTCGCCGCCTCGGCCGCGCACAATCACGACGTAGGCGTTGCCGCGCATCGACAGGCAAATCGAGACGAACGACCAGAACTGGACCGGCACTTGCCAGCGATTCGGCCGGCGCAGCAGGCGCGCGAGGTAGTGGTCACGCAACAGGTCGAAGCCTCGGCCACCCGGCCGCGCCCGCTGCACCAGGAAGGGCAGCTTGCCCCAGTCCTCCGAGATGCATCGCACGCACGCATAGACGGCGGAGGCCTGCAGCGCGGTGAATGGCGTCACCGGCAGACCGGTTGCCGAGGGCAGGGCGCCAAGCCCGGCGGACAGCCAGGACGGGTAGGCGCCGGAGGCGAAGCTGTCCGCCTTGGCAACGGCCGGCACCGAAAGGCGCGGCTCGACGCGTTCGGCACGGCGCGCCGCGCCAGCGGAAACCGAGAAGAACCCCATCAGAGCACCAGCAGGCCGCGCGTTTCGTAGACAGACGGCATCTTGCGGGCTCCTTTGGCCGTGGCGCCTCCGTAGGCCATGATGGCGGCGACGATGCCGTCGATCTTCCCGGCAGTCCGTGCCTTGGTCGGCTTGATGTTCCCGGCGGCGTCCGTCTCGACGGCCGCGTTCCGCGCCATCCAGGTCGCGACGGGGTTGTGACCGTGCTCCATCAGGTGGCCCAGGATGAGGCGCTCGAAGCCTTTGCTCGGGTTCGACATCGACGCGTAACCCTGGCCGAACCACTCGACGTTGATGCCGTCCTGCTCCGTCAGCTCCGTCGCGAGCTGCGACGCGTTCATGCGGTCAATACCGAGCCAGCGGACGTTGAAGCGCCTGGCATCTGCCTGGATATCGCGGCGGACGAAGGCGTAGTCGACGACGTTGCCCTCCGTGAGGGTCAGCGCCTTCGCGTCTCGGAACGACAGGTAGCGGGAGCGCTGCGCCTGCGGCGCACCCTCCGCCGTCATCTCCGGCAGCCAGAAGCGCCAGAGGAACGCCCAGTCGCCGGCTTCGTCCTCCGGAGGAAACGTCCAGCAGAGGCTGGTGATGTCCCTCGTCACCGAGAGGTCGAGGCCACCGAAGGCATCGCGCCCCCGAAAGCGCTCCTCGAACTCCTGCCAGGTGGCTTTATTGGAGGCAGAGCAGGCCTTCCAGTCGTCCATCGGCAGCCAGCGAGTGGTCTGCTCGGTCCACTGGTTGAGATGGTAGCGGCGGAACTCGTTCTCGAGGCGCGGCGAGCGCGCCGCCTTCACCGCTTCCTCGCGCATGTAGTCGGGCTTGACGCTGATCCCGTAGTTCGGGTTCGCGGCGCGCCAGGTCGCCTCCTCCCGCCAGTCGGCGTCCTCGGCGGCCGCATAGACCACCGGCAGGAACGTCGGATCCTGCACCTCGCCGCTGATCACCTGCGTCGCCAGCTCGTGCATGTCCCAGGCGTAGCCGTCGCCATGTACGCCGGCCGTGGTGATGTAGACCTCCAGCGGCTGGCGGCGCGCAGCCGTGCTCTTGTGCACGACGTCGGCCAGCTCGCCGTTCGGCCACTCATGCACCTCGTCGCCGATGGCGAAGGTGGCGGACAGGCCGTGCTTCCCCTTCGGGCCCTCGGAGAGCGCTTTGTAGGACGTGTGCAGGCCCGGGCAGTAGATCGAGGTCGAAAGCAGCTCGAGCCGGTTCCGCAGCCCGTCGGACATGCCGGCCATGACGCCGGCCTTGCGCCAGACGATCTGTGCCTGCGCCTTGTTCGTCGCCAGGGAGTACCCCTGGCCGCCCATCTCGGCGTCGATGAAGATCAGCAGCAGGCTCAGGCCAGCAGCCAGCTCCGTCTTCCCATTCTTGCGCGGCACCTCGATCCAGACCGTCCGGATCAGCCGGGTGCCATCCGCGCGCTTCCACCCGAAGATCGGCCGCACGATGTCGTCGCGCTGCCAGTCGGCGAGATGGAACGGGCGACCGGCCCATTCGCCTTCCGTGTGGCGGAGGAAGGTCGGAAAGAACGCGCAGGCCTGCTGCGCCGCTGCTTCGTCCCACCATGCCCCGAAGGCTTCGCCTCCTGGTGGCATGGGCGGGATCGGCAGCGTCATTGCGGCGTCGGCGGTCCTTGGTGCGTGAAGAACGACATCGGGTCGGCGGAAGCCGGCGGCGGATCGGCGTCGGCACTCGGCTTTGCCTCAGCCTGCGGCGACGGCGTGAAGGGCAGGGCTTGCTGCTGCGCCGAGAGGCGGGCGAGGATCTGCTGGCGGGCTGACGGGTTCAGACCGAAGCGGTCCTCCATAGACGAGAGCGCCTGCGAAAGACGGAGCTCGACCAGCACGAGCGGGTTGATCCGCTTCAGCTCGCCGTGTGCGCTCGTCGACGTGTAGGTCTCACCCTCAACGCGCAGCTTCTTCGAGATGTCCCACCAGCGCACGAGCGTCTCGCAGTAGCGCGCGAACGCGTGGCGATCTGTCGGGCGAAGGAAGCGCATGCCCTCAAGCTCGGGCGCGATCTGCCGCCAGATGGCTTGTGCGGCCGGTCGCAACTGCGACGGCGCCCTGAGCCCCTTCGCATCCAACGGAGAAGCGACGGCCGGAACATCGACGCGCTTCCGCTTGCCGGGGTTGCCCTGCGCGTCCTTCATCGCCTGCGGCTTGGCCGGCCGACCTTTCATGGTGCCCTCAAAAAAAGATTCTGCAATTTCGCGGACGCGCGAAGTTGGGGGGGACTCGGTCCACCCGCGAAGCCACTTCCAACCGGAGGCCCCCCTATGGGGGGGGTGGTGCCGGGACCCCCAGGCCTCACCGGATCGGGCGAGGGCCCTCGCGCCTCGTCTTCGCGGCGTGGCATTCCTTCGTGAGCGACTGGAGGTTTTCCCAGTCCCACATCAGCCGCTCGTCGCCGCGATGGGGAATGATGTGGTCCACCTCCGTCGCCGGCCGGCCGCAGTCTTCTGAGCCGCACATGCAAATCGGATGACGCGCCAGGAACGAAGCTCGCAGCTTCTGCCAGCGGCGCCCGTACCCTCGTGACGCTGCGGAGCCGCGGTGTGCATCAGCGGCTCGAACGCGATCCTTCCGCGTCTCGCCAGACGGCGAGAACGTCGACGGGGAGAAGGGCATGCAGAAGCACCGCTGGAGGATCTGATTGCGGGGGCACGATTCGAACGTGCGACCTTCAGGTTATGAGCCTGACGAGCTACCGGGCTGCTCCACCCCACAAACGAAAAGCGCCCGAGGCCTTTCAGCCGCGGGCGCAATTCGATCGTTCGGATCTTGTGTCAAGCCGAACGCTCAAAGTCAAGCCTCTCATGACACCAGGGAACGGCTGGAGCGGCCGGACCGGTCGGAGACACGAAAACGAGCTTCCCCGCGCGAAGCAGCTCTATGCCAATCTCTCGCAGCGCACGGCGCCACATCGAGTAGACGCCGCGCCGCGTCTCGATCTCCTTCCGGTCGACCATCCACTCGATCGGGCAGTGACCGTAATGCCGCCCCTTGTCGCTCGCGTCATAGACGATGAGCGGGTTGCCCTTCCGGCCCATCAAGGGTCTGAACCTAGGACGGAGACCCGCGCCCCAGTCCGGCCGCGTCCGATCGCGGGCATGACGCATCACGAGCTGCGCGACGGGACGATCGAGCCGCATGACCGCGTCATGGATCGCCGCCGCGTCAGGATGGACATCCGCAGACATTGCGACGCCGCTGCCATCGACGCGACATCCCAACGTGGCGATTCGCTCCAGCCATACGAGGCTGTCCGGACTGCTGCCGTGAAAGCCGGTTTCGAGTTCGGCCTCCTGGTCGGCCAGGCCGCGCCCGAGCATCAGGTCGACCTTCTGCGCCGCATAGGCCCAGCAGAGCAGCGCCTCGACGTCCTCAGGACGCCGGGCACGCGGCGGCGCGACCGTCCAGCTTGCGCTCTCGCTCATGCCGCCCTCACGCGGCCGCCAGGGCTGGGAGGCCGAATTGCTCCCGCGTCGGCATCACGGTTGGCAGACCCTCAGCCTTGCGCTTGCAGTGCAGGGCGAGCGCGTCCGACCAGGCCCTGCTGGCCTCCTGGGTGGCGGCGTCCGGCTGGCGCTGGAAGGCTTTCACCGCATCGGAAACCGCCCGGGTGAAATACCCGAGATGGGATGGCGGCTTGCCGCGCTTCGCCTGCCGCTCCGCGACCTCGCGCACCGTCTCCACGATCAGCTCCGCGCGCTCTTCCGGCGTCAAGCCGGCCGAGACGGCCTCGTTGAGCCACTGCTGCGCGATGCCCCAGTTTGGGAAGTCTTTCGCGTCATCGAACCCCGCAGCGAAGAAGGCCGCCCTGCCGACGCGCTGGAACTCGTCGGTGCTCGCGCGCGAAGCTTGAGCTTCTAAGCTTCTATCTGAAGCTAAGCTTAAGCTTTCGCGTGTGCGCGCGTGAGGCTGGGTTACCGATTGGGTTTCCGCACCGCCCGCGATCGGAAGCGGCGCATGGCGCTGGCGCGGATCCTCGGCGGGCGTCGGGTTCGCCTTCCGAGGCCGTCCGCCGGCTTTCCCATTGTTCCTGTTGGCGATCTCCCGCCGCGTCGGCATCAGCTGCGCCGGCAGGCCGAGCGATCCCTCTTCGTCGCGAGTGAGCAGCTGACGCGCCACCAGATCGGACAGAACGGTTTCGAGTTGGGTTTCCGTTGCGCCGACCGCTTTGGCTATCTCGTTTGGGTTACCGAAGCCGAAACCCATTCGAAGCAGCAGACCGCCATCGCCGTGCTGGTGGATCAGCATGACGACCCGGCACCACACCGTGACCGTCGCGAGCGCGACCACCGCCAGGCGAGCGTCGCTCTGCATGAGAGCGATGACCTTCTGCTCGAACGAAACGCGCGCCATGTCAGTAGGCCTCGAGGATGATGGTTTGGGAGGGCAGCATCCGGACGGCGCCGTGATGCGCGAGATGAGATGCGGCACCGAGCACCTCGCAAGGCAGCGCGCCCAGATGCGCCGACAGCGCCTCGAGGCCGATGCCACCGTCCGCTGCCGCAGAGCGCAGCTCAGGCTGCCGGTCTGCCAGGACGGACAGCTCGGCCCACAAGCCGCGCGCGGCCAGCGGCACGACCCGCCAGCGCGGGTCCTCCATCAGGTCGCGAAGCGGGCGCCCAGGACGTCGGCGGCTCATGGCAGCGTCTCCTCTTGTTGGGGCGGCACGAACCAAGCCGGAGCATTCGGGTGCTCGCGCTTGTCGCGGAACCAGGTGCAGGCGTTTTGGAACAGCAGCTCGGCGCGCCCGTCGGCGCCGTGCCGGTTCTTGGCGACGAGGATCTCGGCCCGGCCTTCGGAGCGCTCGACGGCGATCTCCCAATTGGCGCAGCGCGTCGCGAACTGGTCGTCGCTGTCCTTCGGGAGCCGCACGGGCGGGGATTTCTTCAGGTAATAGTGCTCGCGGTGGATGAACATGACGACGGACGCGTCCTGCTCGAGCGCTCCGCTGTCGCGCAGGTCCGACAGCTGCGGCCGCTTGTCTTCCCGCTTCTCGTTGTCGCGGCTGAGCTGCGACAGGATCACCATCGGAACCTGCAGTTCCACGGCGAGCGCCTTCAGGCCCGCGGAGATCTCGGTGACTTCCTGGTTCTTGTTCTGGCGGCGCGCGTCCGCGCTCGCCTGCATCAGGCCGACATAGTCGACGATGATCAGGTCCAGCCCGCGCTTCGACCGCTTCAGCCGCCGCGCCCGGGCACGCAGCTGCCCGACCGTGATACCGGGGCGCGTGTCCAGCTCGAGCGGCAGGCGCTGCGCCGCCAACTCGGCGGCAGCCAGGCGATCCCACTCTGCCTGCGTCAGATCCCGCCAGCCCTCCTCGTCGCCTTCGTCCTTCGAGGGGAGCCAGCCGCGGCCCCGGAAGACGCTGGCCGTGCCGATCCCGCTATGCGCGGCCGCGGCGCGCGTTCCGATCTGCGCCGCGCCCATCTCGCCGGACCAGTAGAGGACGCTGTTCCCGGCCGCCGCGCTGCGAATGCCGATGCCGACGCCGAGCGCCGTCTTGCCCATCGCCGGCCGGGCGCCGATCAAGTAGATCTCGCCGGGCATCAGGCCGGCCGTGACGGCGTCCAGCCCCCTGTAGCCCCAGGTGATGCCAGCCAGGCCGTCGCCTCGCTTCCAGGCTGCCTCGCTGGCCGCCACGGCGAGCCGCACGGCCTCACCCATCGAGACGGTGGGTGCCGCCTCTCCGGCGCCGGCCGAGATGCGCAAGAGGCTTTGCTCGAGCGCTTCCATGATCGGAGCCGAGCCGTCGTCCGTCGGCACGAAGCAACGCTCGACGGCATCGGTGCAGGCGCTGATCGTCTCGCGCAGCACCCAGAGGTCGCGGATCCGCCGCGCATATTCGCGGGCGATCATCGGGCTGACCATCGCCGTCATCAGGCCTGCGAGGTAAGCGAAGCCACCACGATCCACGAGCAGCTCGGAATGCTCGAACTGCGCCTTCAGCGAGAGCGCATCGGCCACGCCGCCGGCGCGCACGCGCACGCGCATCGCCTCGAAGATCCGGCCATGCACCGGGTCCGCGAAATGGTCCGGCTCGAGAACATCGTCCACCGCGTCGAGCGCGCGGTTGTTGATCAGGATGGCGCCGAGAAGCGACTGCTCCGCCTGGATGTTTGCGGGAGGCTGCCGCTGCGAGTTGCCGAACAGGGGAGACACGGCGCGGGTCATTCGGATGCAAGCCAGGGCCAGCCGTGAAGCCGGGCGCAGTCGATGCTGCACCAGCTCTTCATCGGCGCGTTGATCTCAGGCGGCCGGGCGAAGGCCACCACGCGAGTGCCCAGGCAGCCACACGTCGCACAGGCGAGCGCGCTCAGCTGCACGTGGGCGTCGTTCGCCGCTTCAGGCGAAGGCGGGTGTACGAGCACGACGCTTCACGCGCGGCTTCTGAACCTCCGGCGCGACCGCAGGAGCGGCCGCCTCGCCGGCATCCGGCAAGGGCAGGCGGGAGATGATCGACCACCGGTTGCCTGTCGGCGCGTGCGTGGCGCCGCTCGAGACACGGATCTGATGCGCCGGCATCAGGACCCGCTTGCCGGGGCGCAGCGTGACCAGAATGCGGGAGTCGTAAGGAGGGAGGCTCTGCGACATTCTTCTGTTCTTCTCGCGAGAAGGAGAAAGGGGAGCCCGGGCGGCTACCGGCGCGGCTGGCCGTGTGTCGGGCGATAGGAAGCGGGATCGGCAACGGCCAGGCGCATCGGCTTCCGGTGCCACGCCACCGCGTGATGCTCGCCGCAGTAGGAGCGGCCGAGGGCCGTCGGAGCGCAGCAGAACCGGAAGCCAGGCGCTCCAGGATCACCCTCCGGCCAGCGGCAGCCGCGCCGTTCGTCGAGGTCGTCCAGAGGCCGACTTTGCCGCGCGAGAGGTGCGGGAGGTGCGGGAGGTGCGGGAGGTGCGGAAGGCGCAGGGACGGGAGCTGGATCCGGCCCAGAAATCAGAGGCGCCGCGGGCTTCGCCGGCAATGCCGAACGGTCAGGGGTCGCGGCCTTCTGCTGAGGGGCAGGATCGGCAGCTTTGGCGCGTTCTGCGCGCTGCCACTTCTCCGCCGCCCGGGCCTCCTTCGCCTCGATCGTCTTCGGCAGGGGTGCGGAGAGAATGGGGCTGTCGCGGGCTTCCAGCTTGAGCCGACGCGCCTTGCCGATGACGGCATTGCGGCTGATGCGAAGCTCTGCCGCGATCGCGCCAGCGCTGGCACCCTTGGCCCAGAGCGCGCGCAACGTCGCGATAGCGGAGGCCGTCCAGGCCGAAGGACCCGCGCTCACCGCGCGATGCCGTCCGGGTAGAGCCACGCCCGCAGCCGGTCCAGCCGGGCCTGCAGGCGCAGGGCAAAGGCCGCCTGCTGATCGATATCGGCAGTGAGCCGCGCGACCAGCCACTTTCCGACGACCAGGACGCATAGCGCCGCCCGGCGACGGGTGCCGTCCCTCACAGCGATTGCCGAAGCGTGGCACGCCGCTGCTGGATCGACGCGAGATGCCGTGCGGCCGCTTCTTCTTGACGCAGCAAGGTATCCTCGAGACGCTGTTGGACCTTCAGCCATTCGGCTGCCGTGACGGTGCGCACTTCGCCGTTCCAGCACGCCCGCACGCGCCGCTCGGTCAGGCCGTACCACCGGGCGATCTCCGCGAAGGCACGCCGCAGGCCGACCTCCTGTCGGCGCTCCGCGACTGCCGCCCGCACTTCGTCTTGGAAGCTGGCGCACAGGCTCTCAGGCGACATGTCGCCGCCCACCCGAGAGCTTGGGTGAAAATCCGCGCGCTTGGACGACTCTCCCACCACCTTGGGTGCCTCCGCTGTCATTGTTCCTTCCAGCGATGGAGGAACAGGCGCGGTGGCAGGGAATGACGCTGACGGCGCCGACGCGGGCCGGGTCTTGCAGGACCCGGCTCGTAATTCGCTTCAAATACGGGGACATGGTCAAGACGCCCCGTCCGACGCCAGCGGGCTGGCGGGTCCGTACGCCACACCAGCGACGCTCGAACCGCGCGTGACCCGGCGGACGGTGGCGAAGAAATGAGAGCTTTCGACCGTTTTCTTGTCGCGGTGCGCGACGACCAGTCGGCCCTTCAAAAGGTGGCCGCCATCAAGGCAGTTCTCGCCGATCTTGGCGCCGCTGAGCTGCTCTTCAGCGACAAAAAAGGCGACCTTCTGGGCTTCCGGCTGATCAGCCGGCATGGCGCGCAGCACATCAAGGCGCGCCTGAATGAGGCCGTCCGCTGTCGGGACGGGGGCTTCATCCTTGTGGCGGAGTTGGGCACGGATCTGGCGGCGAGCGGCCCGCGCTTCCCGCACGAGCTCGTCTGAACCGAACATGCCCAGGATCCAGCCAATCAGGAAGCCGCCGCCACCGGCGGCGCAAAGCGAAGCCGCTACCGCTCCGGCCACGATCATCAGCGGGCCGCCGCGCTGCCCGAGGCGCCCGTGACAGGCGCCCCGGGCTCAGCCACTGTTCCGCCGGTTCCCCAACCGAAGAGCGGCACCCGGTGGTCGAAGCCCTCGCTCATGCCGCAATTTCCTGGGCCACCGGGAGCTCTGAAGCTCGGTCGCTTTCTTCTCGAGGCACTAGCTCGTCCACCGTGACTTCGAGCATGTCCGCCAGCCGGCGGAGGTAAGCAGTGGGCACAAGAGCCTTTTCATTGACCCACTTGCTGACAGACGCCTCGCTCACCCCGAGGCGATAAGCGATTTCCGATTGCCGAAGACTGCTCGAGCGAATGACTTGCCTGAGAGACATGCCCAAGCTTTAGTGTCAGGCAAGTTTCGGGTCAAGAAAGTCTTTCGGCTACCTGCCTTCGATGTGGAAGAGAGGGCAGGCATAAGCCTTGGATGCCTGACAAGCCGATGAGCCCGGAAGAGATAGAACGGAATCAGAACACCTTGCGTTATATCAAGCCGTGGTTGCGCCATCGCGAGATGACACAACGCCGGCTTGCGGAGCTGATGGGTGTTTCGGAGCCGACCGTATCTAAGTGGCTACGAGGCGTGGTGACCATGTCAGTCGGACAGTTTACGCAGATCGCGCAAATCCTTGATGCTAAACCAGAAGATCTACTTTTCGCCCCGGATGAGCAGGGGGCGGCTGCCCGCTACCGAGAAGCCGCGGAACTCGTCAAAGCCATGACGAAGGAAGAGCTTCAGGCCTGGATCTCTGTCGGCAAGGCGATCACGAAGAAGTAGGCAGCCTTCTAGCGCCTCACCAGAACGGCGGCGGCGCGCCCTTTTTCTGCAGGTTCAGAAGCGCCCGACTTTCACCAGACGAAAACTTTCTTGACGCGAGACTTTCGTGTGGTGAAACTGTGTCTATCGCCAGACAGCGATGGAGCAACCCCGTGGCCGCCCTTCATCCCGCTTCGATCTCCCACCTCCAGCAGATGGAGGTCGCCCGAGACGCCAGCCAGCGCCTCCTGGAAAAGACCGCTGAAGCCGCCGCCTACATGCGCGGCTTCGGCCGCGGGTTCGTCAGCTGCATCGCCGCCGGCGTCTTCATCTTCGGCCCGCTCTGGCTGCTGGGGTTCTTCCAGTGATAGCCCTTTCGGAGCAAGTCACCGCAGGAGCACACGATGGCCACAATTCCGCGTATGCGGCCTGTTCGAAATCCGGTGAAAGGAGTGAGACCGGTTTCGCCGTCGGCACGGGCTGTGAGCCCGAGTTACGGCGCTCGGGGCACGAGTTACCGCCTCTGGCGCGCCAAGCATGCCATCGAGTTTGGAGAGAAGGCCCTGAAGGGTCAGCAGGACACGATGGCTGTGCACGAAGGACGGGCAACATCCTTTCTTCAGTGGCTAAGCGCCGAAGCGATCGGAGCCGCTGCCTTTCTTTCGATACACCACTCACCATTCT